CCTCGGCCAGGAGCGCCTGGCCGCCGTTGTCCTCGTAGAACATCCACGACGGATTGCAGGCGGTGTAGATGAGGTACATGCTGTCCACCATCCGGGAGACGGACTCCTTGCGGATCCGCGCCTTGAGGACGTAGATCGTCCCCTCGTCGGTGATGCCCGCGCAGATGGTCGCCTTGTAGCAGTGCTTCTCCTCGTGCTTCACGGACGGGTCGGTCCAGCTGAACACGTAGGCGAAGCGGATGCCGATCAGCTCCTCCGGCTCGTAGTTCTTGATGCACTCCTCGCGGAATATCTTCTCATCCAGGGCCTGCGGGATCAGGAGGTACTCCTGCGCGTAGGCCGTGGAACCGATGGTCTTCTTGATCTTGGCCAGGCGGGCGGCCGGGAAGGCGTCCTTCCAGGTCGGGCGGCCGCGTTCCTCCGCCGGGAACTTGAACGTACGGACGGCGCCCACGTCGTCGCTTCCCTTTTCCAGGGTGCTGGCTACGCACTGCGTATTGAGCGGCGTGGCGACGACCACGCAGGAATAGTGCTCGGCAAGAGCGGGGAGCAAGTCCTGGGTGATCCACTCGACGGCCTCGCGGACGAACTTGCGGCTCTTGGCCCGCTTGCGGCTCTGGATGTCGTCCAGGCGCACGTAGTCCGGCCGGTTCGGCCCGTGGACGAATCCGCGCGGGTCCTGGCCGATGGACACGGCGCGGACGCCGACGGTCTTTCCGCCGGATCCGGGAATGTCGGCGGTGAAGTGGCGGACGCCAGGATTCTTCCCCGGAAGGATGAACTCGCCGAAGTCGTTCTTGAGGCGCTGGTTGAACATCAGCTCCAGGAGGATGCGGCCCGTGAAGACGGCGCTCTTCTCCTCGTTGTAGCTGGAGAAGATCATGAACGAGCGCTTGCCGTAGGCGATCTCGTGGATCGGATCCAGGAGCGAGAAGTAGGTGGACTTTCCGCAGCCACGGAAGGCCTCCAGGAGCACCGGCTCGTTCTCGATGACGCGGACCTTCTCCCAGTCCTTGTGGATCTTCGAGTACTCGGCCGGAACATAGTCCGGGAAGTAGGTGCGCCCGAACTCAAGGACGCTGCCCTCGCAGCGCTTCTTCCGCTCCTCCTTGGCCTTCGCTGAATTATCCAGGAACAGCGGCCGGGAGAGTATCTCTTCCTTTAGCTCGTTCCAGGCGGTTTCAAGCTGCTTTAACGTGCGTATCTCGCGCATTAAAACATCCCCTTCCTGGTCGAGTAGGAAACCAGCTCTTGATAGATGGCATCCCAGAAGGGCTCCATCTTGGCTTTCATGTCCGGCTGGTGTTCTGCCAGCCAGCTATTGGCAACCTTGATCAGGTCGATGGCGACGCCGAGGTACTGACTGCGGGCGTCAATCTTCTGCATGACGGAAATGTGCTTGGCGATGGCGTCGGCGATTTTCGGGTCGGAGAGCAGTTCCGGATTCGTCTTGATCTTCACGAGCCAGGCTTTGACGCTCTCGGCGTACATGGCCACCATTTCGCGGGGGCTCATGTTGTAGATTCGGCGCTGAACGTCCCAGTCAAGGGACTCGCCCTTCTCGGCGGCCTCGGCCTTCCAGCGGTATACGGTGCCCTCGTTGACGCCAAGCTCCTCCGCGATGGCGGGGCAGGTCATGGAGAGGCGAACGTACAGGCGTTCGGCTTCGTCGCGCTTATCGGGGAGGGCCATCAGGGCGCTCCCAGAATCTTGGGGAGAAGAGACACGGCAAGGCCGAGGAGAAAAGCCAGCACGGCGATGCCGCCGGAGGCGTAGACGATTTTCCTGGAAACTTCGTTCAAGGTTTTCTGCATCCCGGCGATCTGCTTTTCGGTCACCTCAATGCGGGCCGTCAGGGCGGATATACGGAAGTCGATGGACTGGGCGTATTCTTCCTTGAGGTACGAGCGCAGGCTTTCTATGCCTTCGTCGAACTTGGCTTCAAAACGATCCATTCGTTCCGCCAGATTTTCGTAATTTGAGGCGATGGAGGCGAACTCCGCCGCGCAATAAGGGTTCATAGGGCAGGGATTCGGGGCGCTGTCCCGTATGTGCGGTATGTTTGGTTGGACGGTCTGCGCCGATCTTCTCGCTGCCACTATTCCCCCTTATAAAAACCGATGATGACTTCCAGCCGCGCGGCGTATTCCCGCAGGGCTATCACGTTTCGCTCCAGCGCCCGGTAGTCGTCGTAGGACAGCCACAGGCCGCCGTCGCGGTCCTCGAAGGAAACCGGCTCCATGTCCGGCGCCTTCGGCATGGGCGGCACCAGGGCCGCCTCTACCTTTTCAAGCTCCGCGTCAGGAGCGCTTTTTACCGTCGCGCACGCCGAAAAGGCCATTAGCGCGACCAGCAAGATCGGAATCAGCCGTAGCGGCCAGGTCTTTCCGTTTTTCATCCGCCTCTTCCTCCGCCTTGAGATTTCCGTTCAAGGCTTTCTGCAGGCGCTCGGCCCGCTGCTCGACCTCCCAGAAGGCGTCATGAAGACGCTTGGCCTCCGCCTCGGCCTTCGCGGCCCGCTTCGCCTGTGCCTTGGCCACGAGCACCGACACGGCGCAGGCGGCGACGAGGACCAGGACGAGCACCAGGAGCGCCTGGATCATCGGTTTTCCTTCTTGCCGAAGATGTTCTCCAGCCACAGGGACACGTCCACGGTGGCGAAGATGCCGACCACGAACGCGGCGGTCTTGAGTACGTCGTCGATGGGGAGTCCGGGGGCGATGGTCGCCTTGGCGGCGAGCCCGCCGATAGCCAAGGCCGAAGCGAACAGCTTCGCGCCAAGGGATAAGGTTTTTCCTTTCAGTTCCATGGGTTCCTCCCGCAGCCGTCGTTCAAAAGGGGGCGGGAATGGGGAAAGGAGCGTAACCCCATCCCCGCCAGGGACGCAAACACGAACAACGGCTCACAGGGAGGAGGGTACGGCAGGGCGGTGATTATTATCAAACACGGTATTTGACAAAATTATTTGCACGAAGTATTTGAATAAGAAATCTTGACGGGAAATAAGCAGGCCCTCCCGGACGGGAGGGCCTTGGAAGGTCTATGCGCCGACGGCCCGGCGCTCCATGTCGATATGTTCCAGGTCTTCCTCCATCCGTTCCAGCTCATCGTTGATGAGGACCGACGTCCACCGGAGCGTCATCTCCTGGAGCTTCCGCTCCTCCGCCGGGGCACCCAGAAGGTCGGCAAGGGCCTTGAGCTTGTAGATGCTGGTGGAAAGGCTGTCGATATTACTGAGCATCGGCGGCCTCCTTTCCCGTGGGAACGGCCTTATAGTCGCCGTTGGGGAGGCGGGTCATGGTCGGAACGAAACCGAACTCCTCGATGAGGACGCGAATCTCGGTTACCTTCCGCTCGATGTAGCTTTCGCTCATTGTCTTCGTGCCGGTACCGTCGCGCAGCGCGCGGGCCACGTCCTTGGCCATTATGTACTGTCCGGTAAGCTCGCTCTTGGCAAGGGCCAGTTCCATGATATGAAAGATGCTCTTGACGTCCACCTCGCGGTAGTTGGCGAACAGCTGGTATACCCGCCCCATGAGGGCGTAGGTCATGACCTGTTGCGGCCCACCCATAGCCTGAACCTTGGCTGCCAACTCATGAGGGCCGGACTTGGATGCGATGGTTAGTTGATTTTCCGGCGCGGGGAGCGCGGCCGCCCGCGCGGCGTTGTCGGCCAGCAGATCGGCGAGAGTATCACGGCCGCCAGCGCGAATGAGAGCTAAAACGGCTTCAAGGCTTAGGCGAGCCGGCTCTCTTGCGTCTTGAGCCTCGGTGCATTTTGCACCGACCTCGGTGCGAATCGCACCATCTTCCAACTTTTGCACCCACCGTAGTACCGTTGTTCGGTCTACGTTGCACAGCTCGGCGATCTGGCGGATCGTCATGCCTTCGGTTGTGTTCATAGAACACCTCCCATGTAATTCTGGTCTCAGGGCAATAAAAAACCCCGAGTGTTACCACGGCTTACATGAGGCCGCCGGGCCCTCGCGGGTACCCGACACTCGGGGGGCGGATACACCGCCATTTTTGCTAAAACCATTTGGGCATAAAAAATGCCGCGATGTAACGGGTGCGGTTCGGCCCGCATGTAATTTGTGGTATCCCTACCATAAACCTATGCGGGGGCCGTTGTCAAGGATCAGAAGGAACTGATAATCACTACGATAACTATGGCGATGACGACCAAAGTGACGACCATGCAACCCTTGCCGCCCTTAGCCACGATCTCTTGGTCTACTTCGTCGTCTTCGAGCTTCCCGAAGGCATCCATGTCCTCCTTATCCTTCACGAAAAAGAGCTTGTAAGACCGGCCCTTTTCTTCTCGCCGGATCAAGCCTTCCGCCGCGGCAAAGTAGAGGGCGTAGGAAGCGCCTTCGCGGTCGTTTCCCTTGTAGACCTCGGTTTGCAAGATACCGGGATTGTCCTTGATCGTCCGTAGCAGTTGCTTGATCTTCATGCGGTAAACAGGGTCCCGGTGAATGGCGAAATTCTGGTACTCGTCCTTGAGTCGGTACAACAGCTTGGTGGCGGCGGGGTCGTCCATCAGTTTCTCGGCCTGCTCAAGGCTCCCGACCGCTTTCAAATACTTCGCCCGAGCAAGATCCCAGTTCTTGGCCCGTTCTGCCGACCTCGCCTCGCGCCAGCACTTGAAGGCCACGTCTACCCGCTGTAGCTTAAAATCGTCCAGGGAGTACTCCGGGTGCTCCTCGGCATACTTGAACAGCTCCCTCCGGAAGGTGTTCCACGCATTCACCTGCGCTTCTTTCCTGCTCATACGCTCGCTCCTTTTGTGGTATCGCTTTACTATACCACGTAAAGACTTGCCGGGATAATCCGGCCTTCATCGATGTACCAAACAGGTAGGCCCACCGACTCGGCAACCAGCCGTTCAAGCCGCGCGCCCCGCGAATGTTCCCATCCTGGGAGCATGGCGATGGCGTCGCACCCGAGCAGAAGCGCAAGGTCGTGCCTCATGTAGGCTTCCCAGCTTTCAAGCTCCGGCGCCCAGTGCGGCGACTCCGCCTCGTATCCAGCCCGGCGCAGAATCTCGCAGGCGGCTTCAAAGGCCGGGTGGTTGAAATGCTCGATGCCCGTCATCGGGCCGGATACGTAGACCTTCACCGGCGCTTCCCCGCCTTGATCAACAGATTGATGCCGCGCTGGATTTCCTTGGCGCCCTTGTAGGTGTCGGCGGTCAGTTCGGCACTCACGTCGCCGGACGAGATGGTCACCTTCTCGCAGTCCTTCAGGCTTGACAGGCTGATGATCGGCTTGATCAAGGCCTTGGCTATCCGTAAGTCCTGCACGTTGGCCGCGCGCATCCATGCCCGCGCCCTCTGCATGTAGTAGGCGTCATCCTTGGCCGTTGCCATCGCTCCCCCTCCTTGCCCTGCAAATAGACCTGATATGGGTGTCCGAGTACCCGTACCGGATTGAAAGTTCCCGATAGGATGCGCCTTCGCGGAACTCCTTGCGGATCAGCCGGTGCCGTTCCGCCGTGATGACGCTCTTCGGGATGTACAAGGCGGTACCGGCAAACGACTCGGCCACCCGCAACGCGGTTTCGGTTCCGAGGAGTTCCTTTAATAGTTCGAAGGCAGTGTTCCTATCATCCATTCATCGGTCCTTAAATAACTCTTCTTGTCGCGCCTGGGCGAGGATATCCCGCGCTTCGAGCAGGCAGTCCTCGGCTTCGCGGAGGTTGGCGCGCTGGGCGTCAACGCGGACGCGCAGGGCGCCGATCTCCCCCTTGAGCCAGGCGGCCAGCTCAAGGGCTCGCCCGTAGGTCGTTTCCTCAATCAAGACCATCTGCCGTACCTGCGGGGGGGGGTAAACGGGAACGCCTCATTTCGCGAGCCTCCCGCCTGATACCGGGTCATAGCCCTCGGCGAGCATCATCTTCTCCAGCGCGAGAATCACCTTCCGCGCAAGGGCGGGATTCAGGAAGCGCGGGGAATCGACGTGCGCGATCCGGCGGATGAAGGCGCGCAAAGCGGCCTCGTCCTTGTTGCGGGCGCAGGTCTTCCACATGACTTCGATCTTGGCCCGCTGGCCCGGTTTGCAGGCCCATTCGTCGGTCCATCGGGGGCGGGAATTGGTCTTCCCTTCCTTCTTCCAGCTCTGGAATCCCAGCTGCTCGAAGGTGTCCATGATGGCGCTGAACTGGTCTTCCCACTCCATATCCTTGGCGCTCTCGATGCCCGCCGCGCCGGAAAGTAAGGCGCGGTAGGACTCCTCATCCAGACCGCACTTTTCCTTGGCGATGTGGATCAGGCTCATCTTGCTCCGCTTGTTCGTGATCATGACGTGCGGTGCCCTTTTCACCGTGTCCCCTCCCATTTGATACGCTCCTTATTTCGTAATGGCTTAGCCCGGCAGCCGTTCGCTCTTCGGCTGCCGGGCCTCTCCCGGCGGGGCGGCCAGCGGCCGCGACGCCAGGAGCTTCACGCTCCGGATTCCGCCCAAGGCCGCGAGGGCCTCGGTGATCTTCCCTGTCAGCTCGCGGGCGTCGACGGTCCCCGCCGCCTCCACCTGGAGCAAGAGGTCAGTCCTCACACTCCGCCCCGTCCGGTTTAGGCATCGGGCGCGAGCCGACGCGCACGAGCGCCCATGCGAAGAACAGCGCGACCGCGTAGAGGCCGACGCCGCAGACGACGAGGAGGCCGGTCATTCGGCGGCCTTCCCGGCGCGCTTCTTCCGCTCCGCCAGCTCGTCCAGGACGAACGGCCCGAAGGCCAGCACGGCGAGCGCCGCCGTGACGACTACTACGAACAGGATCCCGACTATCCGCATCGCGCTTTGCTCCTTTGGCTGCTCATCAGGCCCGAGGCGCCGCCCTCGGACGACGGACGGGGCCGCACGCGCGGCCCGCCGTTTCGCTTCGATTCGAGACCGCCTAGGCGATCTGCTCCTTGAGCATGTCCTTGTTCACCTCTTCCTTGTCCGCCTCGCAGAAGAAGTCATCCTTGACCTTCCGCACGGCGTCCACCTGGGCGAGCTGCTCGTCCTCCATGTTCGCCATGGCCTCCTTGTCCGGCTCTTCCTTGATGCGGATGTACTGGACCAGGTTCAGCTTCTTGAGCAGGTCCACCGTGGTCTTGCGGACGGTGATGGACGTGCTCTTGCGATAGCCGAAGATGCCGAAAGTCAGCTCCACAGTCTTCTTGTCCTTGAACAGGTCGGCCTTGTTGTACTCGGCGAAGGCGCCGAGCAGGGCGGAGAGGTCGGTGATCCGCTTGCGGATCGGCTCCCCGGCCTTGACGGCCTCACTCTTGATCTCGGCCATCTGCTTATGGGCTTCGGCGTCGATGGCCTCAAGCTCCCGTTCCAGGATGCCGATCTCCTTCAGGACGAGGTTCGCATCCTCCAGCGTGTCGATCTTCCCAACCTTCGGTTTCAGTCGCGCCATGAAAATCCTCCTTGCGCTCGTTCGTTTGTTCGCGGGCGGTTATGGACAGAACCGCGTCCGCTTGGTACCTTGTCTGTGCTCGATCTTTTCAGCGGCCGGGGCCTGCCAGGGATTCCCGGCCGCTTCGTTTTCGGCCCGGAGGTTCCAGGAGGAAAGCTCCCGGATCGCCTGCTTGGCCTTGCGGCGGTTCATGCGCCGCTCCATCCTCGGGGCGCCCATGCTCACGATCGCTTGATCCGGAGCGAGCGCGCGAAGTCGCCGAGGGCGAGCCCCATCCGGATGAGCGTCGAGCTTCCCCAGCGCTCCCCGGCTTCCTTGACGGCGATGGCCGCCCGGTAGATCATTCCCTGCATCGTTTCCCTCCCTATCGCATCAGCAATTCACCGGCGGCCGCGACTACGTCGGCATCGGGGGCGTCCAGCCGGTTGAGTCCCATGACCTGGTGCACGCGGCCGATGAGCTTGGTGAGCGTGCGCACGGAGCCGCCCGCCACGTTCACGAAGGCGTCCACCGTCTCCTTGGAGAGGTCCTTCCAGACGCCGCCGAGGATCTTCACCGCGTCCGTGCGCTTCATGCGGCCCACCTTGAGGAGGACGCCGACGCGGCTGGCGAGCTGTTCGTGGTCGTTGCGGAGGTTGCGGAGCTTGTACTCCAGGCGCGGGAGCCCGGCGAGCACGATGCCGGTGCGGGCCTTGTCGTTGATGATGCGGCGCACCAGCTCCAGGGAGCTGTCGGAGAGGTAGTCGGCCTCGTCGATGATGAGGACGGCGTCCCGCTCGCGCAGGGCTTCCACGATGCGTCCGATCACCACGGTCATGCCGCCCTTCTGGTCCACGCCGATCACGCGGGCGATCTCGGACACGAGCACGTTCTTCGTAAAGCTCGGGTCAACCTCCACCAGGAAGGCCGAGTGGCTTTCCGCCTCGTAGCGCCGGAGGGCCGTGGTCTTGCCGGTTCCCGCGTCGCCGACGATCACGGCGATGTCCGCGTCGTCCTGGGCGATGGTCGCGGCCTTGCGCACCTGGTCCATGACGGAGGTCTCGGCGGTGGGGATGTCCACCTTCTCAAGGCGACGCGCCTCGCGCTTGAGCCACGCCTCGATCTTCTCCTCCAGGGTCTTCACGTTGCCGTTGTAGCTCCGGCTCTTGTAGGCGCTGACGACGCCCGAGGAGTAGCCCAGGGCGGCCGCCGCCTTGGCCTGGCTGATGCGCTTCTTCTCTTCCGGCGTTCCCACCAGCTCGAAAAACCGCGCGTACAGCTCCTCGTTGTACTCGGTCTCCTTCTTTTCCATACTCGTTCGCTCCTTATGCCGTCGTTCTAAACCGCCCACACGGGGCGGGGATTGCCGTGTCT